AAAAGAATTAGATAAACATAGGGCGGTTTCATAATCGCCCTATTTTTTTTATTTTTCGGGCTAACCTCTTTAATTCACTACCTTTTGTTTTTAACTTTTAATGAATAGGTCAGTATAAAGCCAATACAAAGGAGGTTAAAATGAATAACAACATTTTTTATTGTTACTCTATTAAGTTAAAAGATTGGTTAAAACTTAATGGGTTGTATTTTATCAACAAAGGTATTCATCCTAATGGAAATATTTTTTGGTGTTTTGAAAGAAATGAACAATTAGATAAAGCACTAACTGATTGGGATAGATACAAGAAGATTTTCAGATAAGGAGGTTTATTATGAAGAGAACTAAAGCTGAAATTCCATGGAATGAACTTCCTGAGGTAGACAGAATTTTTATTCAAACTTTTGTAGCTAATGGATTTAATGTGAAAGCAGCATATGCATTAACTCATCCTAATGTAGCAGATCCTAGCGTAAATGCATGGAAATATAAAAAAAGATTGCAAAAACATATTGATGATTATTTAAAATCAAGATATGATGAATTAAATATTTGTGCGGATCATGTCCTTTTACAATTAGCGGATATAGCATTTTCCGCAAAAGAAGATGAGATATATAATACTGCCGCTAAACTTAAAGCATTAGATTTAATGCAAAAACAAATGGGATTACAAACTAAAACAACTAATTTAAATGCGGAAGTCACTGGTGCTGTGACTATCATTGATGATTATGGCACAACAGATAAGGATAAGTGAGATAGTAGGAGAAGGATATCGAGATTTTTGGAACTTTAAGGGTAGATATTTAATAGTGAAAGGAAGCCGAGGTAGTAAAAAAAGCACCACTGCCGCCTTAAAATTGATATATAATTTAGAAAGATATCCATTATCTAATGCTATTGTTATCAGACAAATATTTAATACTTTGCGGGACTCCTGTTGGAAACAATTAATTTGGGCAACTGAAAAGTTAGGGGTTTCCGCACATTGGAAATTTACAGTTAGCCCATTAGAAGCTACAAATAAAATAACAGGACAACATATTTACTTTAGAGGTTTAGATAATCCTCAATCAATTACTTCTGTAACAGTAGCAAAAGGAACTCTAAATTGGGTATGGTTTGAAGAGTTTTTCCAAGTTACTGATGAAGATGCTTTCAATAAAATTGATTTATCCTTAAGAGGAAGTTTACCGCAAGGTTATTACAGACAAATTATAGGAACATTTAATCCTTGGTCTGATCACTGTTGGATAAAGGGTAGATTTTTTGATACTCCCAATAGTGAAGATAAGTTAGCGCTAACCACAACCTATAAAATAAATGAATGGTTAGATGAAAGCGACTTAAAAATATTTGCGGAAATGAAGGAGAAATATCCAAGGAGATATGAGATAGAAGGTTTAGGTAATTGGGGAATTAGTGAAGGATTGATTTTTGATAATTGGGAAGTAAAAGATTTTAATCCCAATGATTTGGATTTACCTTTAGCTATTGGTTTAGACTGGGGATGGGAAGATCCTACCGCTATCAGTATTATGAGAGTTGATGATAAAGAAAAAATTATTTATCTTTGTAAAGAATATTATCATAATCATAAAACTTTAGATCAAGTAACTAGCTGGTTAGTTAGTAATGGGTATCAAAAATCCCAGATTATAGCGGACTCAGCTGAACCCCGCAGTATTGAAGAATTAAAAAGAAAAGGTATAGCACATATTAAACCCGCCGCAAAAGGAAAAGGAAGTATAATGGAGGGGATCAGAAAATTACAAGAGTACCATATAATAATTCATCCTTCATGTAGTAATGCAAATGCTGAATTCTCCAACTATTGTTTTGAAAAAGATAAAGCTACTGGACAATATACAGATAAGCCTATTGATGATTGGTGTCACATAATTGATTCGATGAGGTATGGAATCCAAATAATCTCCAGTAAACAAAAATTACAAACTATGAATAAAGGAAGCTTAGGACTTTAGGAGGGGATTATGATAGAATTATTAACAACTTTTACGCTTCCTCAAATAATTTTATGTCTAGCTATTGTATTATTAGCAGTTCAAGAGGGCATTAAATTACTTGATTTTCTTTATGAAAAATTTAGAATAGTAGTTTTACATAAAGAGGTTGTGAATAAAGTTAATATTGACTCACTTGCCGCTACAGTTGATCTCTTGGTGGCATCTGATAGAGATGATATTAGAAGTTGGATAATTGAAAAATATCATTATTATAAGAAATATCCACAAGAGTTAGATGATTATATGATGGATTGTATATATAAGAGATATGATTGTTATAAAAAAGAAGGCGGAAATTCATATATTGATGAAGTGATTGAAAAAATTAAAAAATTAAAGGAGGATTAGAATGATCCAATTAGTTAATATGTTGTTCTTTCTATCTTTAATTAGTTGTTTATTGACTGAATCTTGTAAGAAAGTTTATAAACAAGAGAATAAAGAATATAATGGTAATATTGTAGCATTAGCAAATGCTATTTTAGTTGGCGGTATTGGGTCTGTTGTTTATATGGCTGCGGTTTCCGCCTTTGTGTGGTATTTTATTCCAGTTGCTATTGTTTATGTTTGGATGGGCAGTATGATTGGATATGATAAAATTACACAAACCTTGCATTTAGGAGGCTTCAAAAAATGATTAGATTAGGCAAAGAAGTTGAGTTAAATACTTTAATTATTAAAAAGCTAATTGAAATATTTAAGTCTCAGGAATTACCAAGATTAAATAAGTTATATAAGTATTATATAGCAAAGAATACCGCGATTGAGCAGAAAACAGTAGGAGATCAGAATCTTCCTAATAATAAGATTGCTCATCCTTTTGCTACTTATATTACAAATACTTTAGCTGGTTATTTTATGGGGGATGGAGTTACTTATACCTCTGTTGCTGAAGACTCTTGTTTAGATGAATTAAAAATGATTTTAGAATATTCTGATGAGCAAGATGAAAATATGGAATTAGCGAAATCCGCATCTATATTTGGTAAAGGTATAGAATTATTATGGATTGATGAAGAAGGTAATATTAGAATTAAGGAAATTGATCCAAGAGAAATGATACTGGTATATAATGATACATTAGAAGATGAATTGTTATATGGTATTAGATTTTATCCTTCTTATGATATTGTAAAAGATCAGCGCTTTTATAAAGTTGAAATTTACACACAAAAGGAAGTGATATTATATAAGGGGGATGAATTATTAGCTAACTTTACTTTCGTTGAGACAATCCCGCATTACTTTGATGCTGTTCCTGTTGTTGTATATCAAAATAATGAAGAAGAAATGGGTGATTCAGAACCTGTTATCAGTTTAATTGATGCTTATGATAAAATGGAATCTGATTCTCTTGATGATTTTGATTATTTTGTTGATGCTTATTTAGTTTTATCTGGTTTAGTGGCGGATTCTGAAGATGTCGCTGAAATGAAAAAGAATAGAGTAATTCTTTTAGATGAAAATAGTGAAGCTAAGTGGCTTACCAAGAGCGGAGATAGTCAAAGTACAGAAAGTGTTAAGACAAGAATTGCTTCAGACATACATAAGTTCGCACAGGTTCCTGATATGACTGATGAATCTTTTGCGGGAAACGCTAGTGGTGTAGCAATTAAGTATAAAACAATGCCAATGGAAAACTTAGTTGCTGTTAAAGAGAGAAAATTCAAAAAAGGTTTACAAAAGAGAATAGAATTAATCTTTACTATTTTAAATTTAAAGGGTGGAGATAATTTTGATTGGAGATGTATTGATATAGTATTTACAAGAAATCTTCCCGCAAATGATACAGAGGTTGCTAATATGGTTTCCACTCTCGAAGGAATTGTATCTGATGAAACCTTACTTGCTCAACTTTCTTTTGTTGAGAATCCTTTAGATGAATTAGAGAGAATTAAACAAGAGAAAGAAGAGAATGTAGCAGCTTTCTATAGTAATGTACAGAATCCTTTTGAAGCGGAAGAGGAGGATGTAGAGGATGGAAAACAAGAGTAAGAAATATTGGGAAAAAAGAGCATTAGCCTTAAAAGCTGATGCTCTCAAATTAGCCCAACAAAAGGAAAAGATAATGGAGAAGATGTGGGCTGAGGCTGCGAATGAGACTTTAAGGGAGTATGAAAAATTAATAAGTCCATTTAAAACTGCGGATGGTGGCTATGATGTATCAGCTATTCGCACTGCTTTCCGCACAGACCAAAACTTCCGCATTAAATATCAAAGATTTTCATCTCATTTAAGCTCTTATTGTAATAAAATTGCAATTAGTGAAGAAAAACTTATGGGATCACTTTTATTTGATATCTATAAAGCTACAGAATTAAAACTGATAGATGATTCTTTTAATTTGATAAATTCTTCGGCTGTTGAAAAAGCGGTTACGACACCTTGGACTAGTGATGGTGTTGTTTTTTCTGAGAGGATATGGAAGAATACTGAAAAATTAAAACAAGAGATGCAATCAGTAATGTTAGATTCAGTATTAAAGGGGCAGAATCCGCGGAAGACCGCAAAAAGATTGATAAGTAGATATGATGTAGGTGCTCACGAAGCGGAAAGGTTAGTTAGAACTGAAACTATGGCAATTTATTCGGAAGCCGCTTTCAATAGCTACTTAGATTTAGGGGTAGATGAGTATGAAATATTGGGGGATCCTGATGATCATATGTGTGAACCTTCTGGAACAAGACATACAATGGATGAATTTGATGTAGGTAATACCGCACCACCATATCACCCGAATTGCAAATGTTGTATTGTTCCTGTTGTTGATTAATAACAAAAGATCATAAGATTTTTTGTTAATTTTAAATGAACTTTCCAACTTTCTAAAAATTTTGGACAAAGTTGGTTTTTTATTTAGATGCAATTTTTACATATATATAGAGATTTAAGTATAATTGTATTACTTTCTCTTCTTGGGAGAAAGTAATACAAAGAGACGCTTTAGACGAGAAGAATACCCCTTGCAGGGGCATTCATCTCTTAATCGCTGGGAAACTGGCAGTAAGGAAAATTCCCCAATAGGAAGATAATGATAAACAAGAGGGAAAGAATGTAGTTCTTTTTAGGGTTTGTAACTACATTCTTATTTTCTTCCTATTGTTGACAAATAAAAATTTTTTTGGTATAATAGATATAGAGATTGAGAAAAAGAAAAAAACTTCAAAAATTAATTTCTTTTTCTCTTTCCTCTTGGAACTTGACAATTAAATATTGAAAAACTTTACAATCTCTTGTAAAGGTGCGTACCCAAAACTATTTGGTTATATTTATCTTGTATTTTTTGCTGCGAATTAATGAGTTATATATTATATATAACTCATTAATTTTTTTTGGACAGAGTTTTAAATTATATAAAATGTATTTTTATATATATAATAAGAGGGGAAATGCGGTTTCCGCTTTCAACTCTTCTATTGTTATTAAATTCTAAAAAGGGTAGTGAAATACCTAAACTTTATTGGAGGTTAAAAAAATGGAAAATAATGAAAGTACAAATACTAGTGCTGCCGCTTTAACTGATACTTCTATTGGTGGTGAAACTGGGGTAGAACAAAAAGCTGAAACAACTAAAACTTATACACAAGAGGAAGTTAATGCTTTATTACAACAGGAAACAGATAGGAGAGTTACTTCTGCTTTAAAGAAACAACAGGAAAAGTTTAATCAAGAAAAATCTGAAGCTGAAAAATTAGCGCAGATGAATGATGAGCAGAAGAGACAGTATGAGTATGAAAAGAAAGTTGCGGAATTAGAGAAAAGAGAAAAAGACTTTAATATTATGCAAAATAAAGTTTCCGCAAGTAAAATTATGGTTGAAAAGGGATTACCAATCGCTTTTGTTGATTATATTGTAGCCGAAGACGCTGATACTATGATGAGTAATATCACTACTTTTGAGACACAGTGGAAGGCTGCAATAGCTGATGCTGTGTCTGCTAGAATTGCTTCTAAAAGCCCAAATTCAGGTAGTGTTTCTCAAACTGGTCTCTCTTCAGAAGGCTTTAAGAAGATGTCTGTGGCACAACAGGCCGAATTATATAGAACTAATCCAGAGTTGTATAAACAACTTTCTGGTATGACTTAATATTTTTGGAGGATTTAATTATGGCACATACAATTTATGCAAATTTTGTTCTTGAAAACAAAATTGAAGATATGCTTTCTACTCATTTAGCGCTTAACCAGTTCTGCACCACTGATAACAGTTTAACAGAAGATGCTGGAATGATAAAGAAAATTCATAAATATACAGCTAGCGGACAGGTTGATGAAGTTGCTATGGGTCAGGGCAATACTCACGATATCGAAGTTTCTTTCACAGAGGAAACATATACAGTAGGTACAACTCAAGGTAAATTTGTTTACTATGATGAGCAGGAAATGACAGATCCAATGGTAGTTGATACTGGTTTAGCAGGTATCTCCGCAAAGATGACTAATGATCTTACTACTAAGATTGTTGCTGAATTCGATAAAGCTACTAAGATTTCTATTCCTTCTGCTATTGGTTTCAATGCTGTTGTTGATGCAATCGCATTATATCCTTATGAAGAGCAGGAAGGTCTTTTCTTACTTATGGGCTTCCAGTCATTAGCTGCATTTAGGAAAGCTCTTGGTGATAACCTTAAATATGTAGAGGACTTTGTAAGAACTGGTTATGTTGGTTCTGTTTGCGGTGTTCCTGTATATGTAACAAAGGCTATCGCTGATGATTCTATCTATCTTGCTGATAGAAAAGCTGTTACTCTCTTTGTTAAGAAAGGTTCTGAAATTGAACAAGACAGGGATCCAGATCTTCGTAAGAATCTTGTATTTGCTCGTAAGGTAATGTTAGTGGCTCTTACAGATGCAACTCGTCTTATTAAGATTAATGCAAGTCTTACTGCAACAAAAGAGACAGTAACTGTAGGAACAACTGATGTATCTGATTTCTATGAGAAGAATGGTACTGCCTATACACTTACTACTGATACTGTAGCGGTTTCTGGTAAAGATTATTACTCTCTTGCTTAATATAAACTGATGGGGGTGGGGTTTACGCCCTTCCCCCTTTTATTTTTTTAACAAAAGGAGAATAAATATGTTAGAGAAAATAAGAATTTTATTAAATCAATACGCAAGAGATGATGTACTTGAAGTATTGATTGATATGTGTAAAACTGATGCAGTAGCATATTGCAATCTCCCTGAATATACAGAAGATCTTGATAGTACAGTTATCAAAATGGTAATTGAAAGATATAATAAGATGGGTTTTGAGGGACTTAGCTCTCAAGGTGATTCTGGAGTTTCCAATGCTTTTGTTGATGGATACTCAAGAGAAATTTATCAAAGTCTTATTAAATTTAGAAAAGTGAGGGTAGTAAAATGATAAACAGAGATCGAATAATAAAAGTTCTTAAAACTACAACCTCTGATGGGGAAGGTGGAACTACCGCCACTTATTCTGATTTAGGGGGAATCTTAGGACAGGTTTCCTATGGTAATGGATCAAGAGATATAGCTGAGGCTGAAGAATATGGAGTTAGTGTAGAACAGTTAATCCACTTCCTTTCTGACTTACCTCTTGATACAGTTAATTTTGAAGATATACCCTCTGGGGTTAGTGGATATACTTTCCTTCCTAATGTTAGTGAAGAAGGAATTATTAGTTGGACAAATAATGGCGGGTTACCTAATCCTACTCCAAGAGATATCACTGGACCACAAGGTGAGCAAGGTATTCAAGGAGAACAGGGTGTTCAAGGTGAGCAAGGTTTTAGTCCTACTATTACAACAGAAGAATTAGAAGAATATTATGCTGTAACTATTACAGATGTTAATCATTCTGAAACTATAAATATAGAAAAAGGCGCAAAGGGTGAGAAAGGTGATCCTGGACCTCAAGGTCCTCAAGGAATACAAGGTGAAACTGGACCACAAGGACCTCAAGGAGAACAAGGTCCACAAGGCGCAACTGGACAGACAGGTGCTCAAGGACCTGCAGGACAGAATGGTGCGGATGGAGCTGATGGATTCAGTCCAATAATTACTGAAACAGCAACCGCCGCAGGTTATGATATTTCTATCACAACTAAAACTGGTACAAACACTATTTCTCTTGTTAATGGTGCGCAAGGTGCTACTGGACCTCAGGGACCACAGGGTGAAACAGGTGCTACTGGAGCACAAGGACCCGCAGGTAATGATGGAGCGGATGGTGTTTCTCCTACAGCGACAATAACTAAGAGTGGTACAACCGCAACCATTACAATTACAGATAAAAATGGAACAACAACAGCAACAATAAGCGATGGAGCCACAGGTGAAACAGGACCTCAAGGACCTACTGGGGCAACTGGAGCAACAGGTCCTCAGGGACCGCAAGGACCAGCGGGTGCGGATGGTGATGATTATGTAATAACTTCCGCTGATTATTCTGCTATTGCTGCTATTGTTTATAGTGACTATATGACTGATGCTACTAATGTTGGTTATTAAGGAGGTAAGAAATGAGTAAAGTTTATTTAGAAGATAGTACACTTACCTCTATTGCAAATGCTATTAGGGCTAAAACAGGGGGAAGTAGTTCAATAACCCCCGCAAATATGCCAACTGAAATTGGTAGTATAAGCGGCGGTAGCGGATTGAATGATGATGTTCGTGCTATAGTTGAAAATTCTAATCCTACTTTTAGTTTTACTACTTATACAAGTAATGGAACTCAGATTGATAAAAAATTGGCAGGAAGTAATCTTACTGATATTAATATGCCTAATTTAAGAAGTATTTATGCTCAAATTCCAGTAAATAATACTATTGCTGCAAGATTAGAAAGTAATTCTAATTTGTATAATATAACAGCAAGTGGTGTATTATATGGTTCTTGTGATAAATTAGAATTAATACAATCTGTAAATATAAGTTATAATACATTTAGTAATTTAAATTGTGAATATTTAGCTGTTCCTAATGGTATACTTAGTGGTAATGCATATATATCTGATGGTAATAAGATTAGAATTGTATATTGGCCTTCTGATACTGGAACTCAGACAGGAAGACCTTCTACTGGTCAGATAACTGCTACCTCTATTTTAATTTTAACAAGAACAAGTAGTATTGTATCATTGAATAGCACTAGTGCTAATTATTTTAATCCAGATATAAAAGTTTATGTACCACAATCAATGTTATCTTCTTATCAATCTGCTACTAACTGGAGCACAATAGCTAGTCAAATTTTTGCTATTGAAAATAGTGAAGCAATATTAAAAGGTATATTTGATGAATTAGATAGAAGATATAACTGGTCTGGCGATCTTACATTATTACAAAAATTACAAAGACAAAAAGTATTTAATTTATGGCAAATAAATTTATCTGAATTAATTACTATAGCAAATGATTTAGCGGATAATGAAGAAAATTCTATTTATTATCCTTATAAAGATGGTTTGATTATAAATAATGGTTTAGAAATTGCTCCTAATGTTAATCTTTTTATTACAGACACTTTTAAATATCAAGATACTAATGGAGATTTAATTCCTTTAAGTGGATTATTAACGCAAAGAAAACGATTTATAAGTAGTAGTGATGGTTATACTGGATTAAATAATGTATTTGGTATGGTTCGAATGAATATTACTGATACTAATATTGGTGGATTTGGAGAATCTGAATTATATTCTCGATTAAATAATCCTGATGGTGATTTATTTGTTAAATTACCTACCTCTTTAACAGATAATTTAGTTGAATGGAAAATAGAAAATGATTATACTGCTTTATTAGCTCCACCTAGTGAAAAAGAAATATTTGGAACCAATACTTCTGGTAGTTCTTCTTATGATATTTATAATCAATTAACATTTTTTAGTAATTTAAATAATAATAATAGGGCAGGAACTGAGGGTTGGTGGGAGCGTTCTCCTGTTGAGTCCGACACGACTCGCTTCTGTCGCGTCTATGCCAGTGGTACAGCCGGCAACTATGGCGCTAGCAATTCTTGTGGTCTGGCTCCCGCATTTGCATTAGGTAAGAAAGGAGTAAATAATGGTTAAGCAAGATAGAGTAACAATTAATGATAGAGTCTTTATCCGCACCTATTCTGATTTAGAAGGATATGGTGTGGAGAGAGAAGGGGTCATTTATGAAGAAGCATATGATCCCGAAGAGTTTATAATGGAAAGAATATATACTGAAGCAAAATTACCAGAAGAGGAGGAAGAGTAAAATGGAACAAAATACAGAAGTCCTCTATTACATAGATGGTAAATACTATACCCTCCGCCGCCAGGTCAAAGTTGGTAGACAATATTACTCTTCTCTTGTAGAAGTCTTAGAACCAGAACTTCCTGAAGAGGATCCAAATAATGGCTAAGATGACTCCTAAAGAGTTTTCAGCTTATTTAGATAATTGTTGGGAAAAGACAGAACAACAAGTTCAAGAATTAATTGATAAAGCTGCGGCAGTGTGTGAAAATGAAGCCAAACAAGATTGCCCTGTGGATACTGGAAATTTAAGAGCCAGTATCCACACTGAAAAAGGGCATTTAGAAGATATTGTAGGGACTGATGTTGAATATGCTCCTTATGTTGAATTTGGTACTTATAAGATGAGAGCACAACCTTATATGCAACCAGGAGCTGATGCCGCCCAACAAAGATTAAATGAGTTTGGAAAAGAAATGAAAATATTTTAAACAAGGGAGGTATATTTATGTCAGAAATATATGTACCAACTAATGGAACTGCGGAGTATGTAGATGGAGTTGGGATAATTATAAAAGGTGAAGATGGATATTCTCCTACTATTGTAGTAGAAGAAAATACTTCTTCTTCATATAAATTAAGAATTACTGATGTTGAAGGTAGTTATGTAACACCAAACCTCAAAGGAAGCGGAGGAGGCGGTGGATCAGGAGTAGATGGAACTACATTCTATCCTTCTGTTTCTTCAGCTGGTGTTATTAGTTGGACAAATGATGGGGGAAAGGAAAATCCAACCCCTGTTAATATAAAGGGTCCGCAAGGTCCTACAGGTGCGACTGGTGCCACAGGACAAAATGGACAAGATGGTGATGATGGGTTTAGTCCTATTATAACAGTAACAGATAATACAACATATTACACTGTTACTCTTCAAGATGCGACACATACAGAAACCATTCAGATACAAAAGAGCGGTGGGCAAGGACCCGCAGGTCAAGATGGATATTCACCAATCGCTACTGTTACTAAAAGCGGTAGTACCGCTACAATATCAATTACTGATAAGAATGGTACTACAACAGCTACAGTTAGTGATGGAACTAATGGTACAAATGGAGCTGATGGTCAGGATGGACAAGATGGATATACTCCAGTAAGGGGAACAGATTATTGGACTGCGGCTGACCAACAGTATATTATAGATGCGGTATTGACAGCGCTTCCCGCAGCAGAAAGTGTGAGTGTATGAGTAAATATAGTATAGATAGCACCACACTTACTTCTATTGCTAATGCAATAAGAAACAAGGATGGAACAAGTAGTGCTATACAGGTTAGCAATTTTGCCGCAAGGATAAATGCAATTCCTTCAAGTGGAGGAGGTTCTGTTCCTTCATATGATATTTGTCCTATTGCGCAACCATCTAGTAATAATTATACTAATTTGACTAACACTTCATATAATATATCTGGTCCTTGTTTTACTTCAAGTGATTTTGCAACAAAAGCAAGTTTAATGATACCAGGTGAAGATCTCACTGGTTATTCAGTCTATACGCTTTTGTTAATATTAATGAGCAGTAGCGCTTATTCTGAATTAAGTGCGGTTACCGCCTCTTCTTCTAATGTTACTATTGTTAAAACTTTAACTCCTGTTTCAATGGGAAATAGAGTATTATTAGGATATGTTTTAGAAGCAACTGGTAGTGCTACTTCAAAAGGTTGGGATTCAAATTTATCAACAAGTACACTTTTAGCGAATGTCGCTTTTAATAGCGTTACTAATGGAACTATGATATTAGCGAATCTGCCTATTATAGCAAAATCTGCCGCATTAAATAATCTAACTTTACAAGGAGTAACTATAAGCGCAGGAAGTTCAACAACAGTAGCAGATTTTAATAATACTGTGAAAAGTATGGTAACTAATAAATTAATACCTGTATTTTTTGCTACTGCTCCTAATACAAATACACCGCTTTATAGTGCAGATAATTATGATACTGTTTTGAATATGATGACGAATGGGTCTTTAACCCAGTCTGGAAGGTGTATATATCCACCTTGTATGAATTTACATAATTTAAAAGATACTGTTTTAGTTGATAGCAGTTCAAAAATGAATAACTCTACAACAGATGCGGTATACTTTTACTTTGCTAGTTTTTAAGGAGGGTCGCCGCAATGGTTGAGAGAAATATTAAACAAATATTAGTTGAAAATCTTTCTTCTCTTGTTCCTAATTTAACAGATGCCCCTCCAGAGAAACCTACTAAAAGTTATGTTTTAATGGAGTTATCTGATGCTTTTGATGTTCGTTTTAAGAGAACACCAGATGGACAGTTAAGACAAATGAATAGTTATTTAACTTTTCATATTTTTTCTGTTTATAATGGAGAGAAGGAAGTATTGGAAATAAAAGATATTATTGATAATGCTATGGAAAATTTATATTCGTTGGGCGAAGTAAGTTATTTTGAAATGTCAGGTTTTAATATTATAAATGAAGAGAAACCTCTGAGAAAACATGGCGTATTAAGATATCGAATTTTATCTACTTATTAATGTTGGAGGAGAAGATTATGCCAAATACAGATGCTAAAAGAGGATTAGATATTATCCTCACTATTGGAGGTAATGTTGTTGGTGGTCAGAGAAACGCTACCCTCAACAGAGAAGCAGAAACTATTGATATAACTAATAAAGTTTCTGGCGGATGGACAGAGAGTATGACTTCTGTGAAGTCTTGGAGTATTGAAGGTACTGGTATTTTCGTAGTTGATGATGCGGCTCTTGATGCTATTGAAACTGCTTTCCTTAATGGAAGTTGGGTCACTGTTCAAGTTGCTGATGATTCTTGGGGCTACACAGGAAGGGGTGTTATCACAGACTTCCCTATTGAAGCTAACTATGATGATGCAGCTACTTATACTATTACAATCACTGGTTCAGGTGCTTTAACAAAGATTGAACACACTGTTACTTATACAGCTGTTACTCCTGTAGGAACAGAGAATCCTTCTAATGAAGGTTGGTATGAGAGAAGTGGAACCTCACCTGATTATGTTTATACTTTGACAGAAGATACTACTGTTAATAACGAAAAGACCTATTATGAAAGAACAGTTTCATAATTAAATGCGGTTTGGGGAGGTTTATAGGTTGGACTTCCCCTCTCCGCCTATTACTTTAAAAAAAGGAGAAAAATATTATGTATGGTATTGATATTAAAGCTGATAAAAACAGAACATTAAGGTTTACAATTAATTCTATGATTCAAGTGAAGAAAGATAAGGGGAAGGATTTTGGTAGATTAGTTTCTGATCTAGTTATTGATAATTCATTTGATATAGGATTGTTAAGATATTTATATTGGTTAGGATTAAAGTGGGAAGATCCTGAACTTACAGAAGAAGGTGCAGGAGATATAATGGATATTATTATTGCTAATGAGGGTATTGATGGATTAGCAGGACATATTACTGATGCTATTACAAAAGCCTTAGGAGCGGATAAGAATACCCCTAACCCAAAAAACCGATAAAGCCATTAACATTTGAAGAACAATTAGAGGCTCTATACTCTAAGGCTGTTGGAGTCTTAGGTTTAGAGCCTTTTTCTTTTTTTCAGATGACTCCTCACGAAATTACATTAGCTTATGATGGATTTTTAGAGAAGATGGAGATAGAAGGCAATGTGATGTTAATGGCATTAAGGCAACAGAATGTTAAAAAAGCAAAACCAATTAAACTTAGAGTTGAAGATAATGAAGGTAAAAGCGATACCTCTGTAAAAAAATCTACCTTAGAAGAAAGAAATAAGACTTTTAAGGCTCTCGGTATATTGTAAAATGGAGGTATAAAATTATGGCAACAGTTCAGGAATTGTTAGTCAAAATTACAGGTGATGCTTCTGAATTTGAGTCTGCTATAAATAAAACTAAAACTGCGAGTGAGAATATTGGTCAGTCCTTTGAACAAGTGGGAAGTAAAATTAGTGCGGCTGGAGCAACAGCCACTGCCGCATTTACTGTTCCTATTGTGGGAGCCGCAACAGCAGGTATAAATAAGTTTGCTGATTTTGATAAAACTATGCAATTAGTTAATTCTACAATGAAGAATACTCCCGAATCAGCAAATCTATTAAGAACTGCTATTAATAGTGCAGCTGCTCAATCTATATTTAGTATGAGTGAAGCTGCAAACGCTACATTAAACTTTGCAAGAGCAGGTTTAACAGCGGAAGAAGCAGCTAATGCATTAGCTCCTGCAATGAATCTCGCAGCAGGTGAAGGTGGTAACTTAGATACAGTTTCTGCTGGTTTAGTTGCTACAATTAATGGTTTTGGTGATAGCTTCACTAAAACTGGTGATTACGCAGATGTCTTCGCTGCGGCATGTAATAATTCGGCTCTCGATGTAGACAGCCTTTCAAGAGCTATGGCAACTGCAGCACCTATCTTTGCTACAGCAGGATATAGTGTTAATGATGCAGCATTATATATGGGTGTAATGGCAGATGCTGGAATACCAGCTTCAGAAGCTGCTAACTCTTTAAAGACAGGATTGGCGCGTTTAGTAAGTCCTGCCAAAGAAGGTTATATGGCTATGAAGGAATTGGGTATTGAGGTAACAAATGCTGATGGCTCAATGAAAGATTCCATCACAGTACAGAAAGAGTTACATGATGCCTTTGCAGGATTAAGTGAATCAGAACAGATCGCCGCTGCCAGCGCTATATTTGGTAAAAACCAAATGAGTAAGTGGTTGGCGCTTATAAATACAGCACCAAGTGATGTTCAAGAATTATCTACTTCTATTGATGACTGTAAAGGAACAACAGATGAAATGTCAGAAGCTATGATGTCTGGTTTTGGTGGTTCCATAGAACAGTTAAAATCATCAATAGATGTGTTAATGACTTCTTTAGGTGAATTAATAGCCCAATATTTGCAACCTATTATTGATAAAGCACAAGAGTGGGTTAATAAATTTAATGCAATGAGTGATGCGGAAAAGGACCAAATCATACATATTGCGGGAATGATTGCGGCTATTGGTCCATTATTATTAGTGGGCGGCAAACTTATTAGTGGAATTGGTACTATTATTAATTTAATTGGTACTGTTTCAAGTGTATTTGGAACTGCAGGAGCAGCAGCAAGTGCAGCTGGAACCGCTGGTAGTGCAGGATTAGGAGCTATAGCAACAGCTGCCGCACCAGTTGTAGCAATTATAGCCGCAGTTGGAACTGCTATCTATTCTATTGTTGAATCTTTTGGTGGAATTGAAGGTGCTTTAGGAAGATTACAAGAATTATTCAGTTCTATTTGGGAGAATATTCAACATAGATGGGAAGAAGCAGGACTTCAAGAAAAAATAGATGAATTAAAAGAAAAATTCAAAGGTCTAACAGATGCTTTAGGTAATATGGAAGATTTTTGGAATGTTCTTTTTGAAATCTTTGGAAAAGTTGCATCATATATTGGTATGGAATTAGTTACTGCTTTTGGTGCAATAATTGAAATAATTGGAAGTGTTTGTGAATATGTCCAAGGATTAGTAGATATTCTTGGCGGTTTAGGTGAAATAATTGTTGGTGTATTCACAGGAAACACAGACAAGATTAAAGAAGGCGCCACAAGAATGTGGGAAGGCGTCAAGGAAACATTTGTAGGTTATATAACCGCAATAGGAGATATTGTTGGCGGTCTCGTTGATGTGGTAGTAGGTGTCTTTAAAAACTTAAAATATCTTCTTATTGGTGATCCTATTGTTATAGATATGTGGGATGGCATCAGTGAAGCATTCTCTGAAGGTATTAAAAATGCAATAGAGTTTGTATCTGGTATGGTTAATGATATTGTTGATTTCTTCATAGATTTAAAAGGTAAGGTTACTGAAAAAGTTTCAGAATTATGGGAATCTGCAAAAGAAAAATTCAATAGTTTAAAAGAAGATGTTGTTGAATCATTTTCAAATATGAAAGAGAAAGCAACAGAAAAGATACATGATTTATTACAGTATTCCAAAGAGAAATTTAAGAATTTAAAAGAAGATGTTGTAGAAAAGGTATCTGATATGAAGGATAGCTTAGTAAATAAAGTTACTGATATGAAAGATACCGCGGTTAAAAACTTTACTACTATTAAAGACGAAGTAACCAATAAATTTAATGCAACAAAAGAAAAGGTAGTTGGAGCTGTAACAACTATGAAGGATACCGCAGTTGAGAAATTTAATAATATAAAAGATAGTGCGGTAAATAAATTCGATGAATTAAAAGAAAACATTGTCGATAAAATGTCTGAGTCTAGTGATAGCGTAAAAGAAAATACAGACAAAATGAAAGAAGCTACCTCAGATAATTTTGCGGGAATGGCAGAAGCAGTAGATGAAAGAACCTCAAAGATAAAAGATGACTGTGATAATAATTTCAGTGAAGCTAAAGAAGCCGCAGATGAGCAGTTTTCAGATATGAAAGAGTCTGTAGGTGATACAATGGCTGAAATGAAAGAGGATTGCAGTGATCAAATGGATGAAATTACAGATAACTTTGGTTCTGTTGATTTAACTGATATAGGTGGAAATATCATCCAAGGTTTATGGGATGGTTTAAGTGATAGGATGTCCTCTGTTATAGATTGGATTTCAGAAAAAGCAAGGTCTATTAGAGATACATTCGCTTCCATAATGAGCATTGGTTCTCCTTCCAAAGTATTTAGACAATATGGACAATGGATTGATGAAGGTCTTGTTCTCGGTTTAGATGATGGTTCAGCTTCAATAGATAGAGAAATTAATAAATTAGCTAGTGGCGTTAATGTTGGATTTAATAAATCATTAGATGTATCAGGAAATGGACTCAATAAAGGTTCCACTGTTATTAATCTTAATGGTGATTATATGTTCCAAGATAAACAGTCAATGGATTACTTTATGAACAGATTACAATTAGCTCTTGACAGAGTTTCATAAGTTAAAAGGAGGTCATTATGATAGATATTAGTACATTAGGGGCAACCCTTTTAGATAGAACTATAACTAATAATGAAATTGTAACTGTTAATGATTGGTTGGATGGGGCGACTCATCCAACTTTCATTAGACAGCAAGATAAGTTTAAAACAATTATTCTTTCATTAATAATTACTGCGGGTTCTGAAGAAGATAATATGGAAAGTTGCTCTACTATTCTTAATTATTTTAAAGGAATAAGTGAATTAACATTTGAAGATATTCCTAATTATTCATTCGATGTAGTTTTAGAATCTCATACAGTAGAAAGAATGAAACCCGCTGTTTGGAAGTTGACTTTAACATTTAAATCTGGATATTCAAAAGGTGCGGTTATCACCCTTCCTTGGAATTCATTAAGCACTAGCCTTACATTTAATAATAATGGTAATGCCCCTTCCCCCTTCATTCTTACTCTTGTTATCAATGATGCGGCGGATATTGTGGCAGAAACTATTACTGTAAATGGAGAACAAATGCCATTTAAAAATTTAGAAGCAGGACATACATATGTTTTCAATAGCGGAGAAGGTACATTTTATGATGAAACCGCAGATGAAAGTGCATTAAATCTTTATGATGGTTATGTGTTACCTAAAATAAAGAATGGTACAAATACTCTTACTGCATCTTGGGATGTTGGTATAACCGCTTCTCTTGCTTATTATCCACAGTACATTTAAGGAGGTTAGAAGATGGTATTTAGATGTTATGATATGAATCACACTTTCCTTGGTATGCTTTCTTCTGACTATTGTACTAATTTACAAATTGATGAAACTTTAGAGAATGGATATAAAAATATGTCCTTCTCTATTGCTTCTAATCATAGTAATCTTTTAGTAGAAGAAGGTTATTTAGAAACAAATGAAGATGAATTTGTTATAAGAGAATTAAATAAAGAAAATAATGATTATTATTTTGTTCAATCAAGAGGAAACATAGAAACCTTAGAGAGAACAATGATTAAGGGTTTTGAATCTTTAACTCATAAATCTTGGGAAGCCGCCAACTTAGCGGTTCTCCATACTGGTTGGACTATTGTTAATGATATAGATTCTACATCTGCCGCATATCAAAAGGATAGAACTATAAGGTTAGCCAATGGATGTGTATTAGATGTTTTAAATATGATTAGAGATGTATATGAAATTGATATTTGGTATGACACTAAACAAAAGCAATGTCACTTAACAGACTTCCGCGGTAAAGATTTAGGTTATATCTTATCTACTGAGATAGATATGAATCAATTTACATTACAAAGTAGCACTTATGATTTTTATACAAGAATTTATCCATATGGAAAAGATAGTTTAAGTATAGCTTCTATTAATGGCGGCGTTCCTTATTTAGAGAATCACACTTATTCTGATAAAGTTCTTTCTATTGTTTGGATAGACCAAAGATACACAGTAGCAGAACACTTAATGGAAGATGCGGCGAGTAAGTTAGCTGAAATGGCAGTTCCGCTCCGAAGTTATTCTTGTCATTTGTTAGATTTAAAGAAGAAAGATGTAGAAATAGGAGATATTGTTACTTTTGTTGATCCTGCTAAAAAAATTAAAGAAAAACAGAGAGTAACATCAATTAACTATTATCCATTAGCTGTAGAGAACTCTACCATAACTATTGCTAATCAAAATTTGTCTTTCTCACAGAAACAAAAGAGAATGGATAAAATAGAGAGTATTGTTGATTATAATGCGGATGATGCAGGTGTTATCACTGGAACTGGCGGTGGTGGAGGTTCTTATCCTTCTATTGCAGATTTTACTAGAGTAAATACTAACTTATTAGATGCTATAAATGTAGAAGCTGATGCTTTATCTGCGGAAGAAGGAACTATATCTGATTTTACAGCAACAACCGCGGAGGTTGGTTCACTCCATGCAACTACTGGTTATTTTGATAACTTTGATATTGGGCAAGTGATTGTTGATGATTTAACTGTTGAAAATTTAACAGTTACAGATACTATTGATTTTAACCATGGAGTTGGAAACACACTTCAAGTCGATTCTATTGTTAACAGAGGTCAGTATACTGGATACTTAACCGCAGATAATTTTGCGGCTGGGGCTATTACTTCTGATAAAATTACTATTGCTAATGGTTATATTACAGCTGTTATGATTGGCGATGGTCAAATTACAACAGCTAAGATACAGGATGCTTCAATTACCAGTGCAAAGATTGTAGAACTTGACGCTTCTAAAATTACAACAGGAACACTCTCAACAGAGAGACTTATTATAGTAGACCCTGAAACCAATAGAGGAATTGTATATGAAATAAATAATGCTAATGATACTGCGGAATTGAGTACAATGACTATTGATGGTGGTTCAATCACAAGAAGAACAATTACTGCTGATAATATTGTGGCGGGGACTATAACTGGTAATGAGATTTCCGCAAACAGTCTTACAGCTAATAACTTATCCGCAGATAGTATTACTACAGAAAAAATTACATCTGGAAGTGTTACAACAGATAAGTTAGCTACAGGGTCCATAACCGCAGATAAGATTCAAGGTGGTTCCATTACTCTTGGTGCTTTAAGTCAAGATGTAATGAACTTTCTTAATTCTCTTGGTGATGGTTCCACAGATTATAGTGATGAAGCTATTAGGCAGTTTAGAGCTGAATTAGAACAGTATTTAAGTTTTTCACAAGAGACAGGTTTAATTCTTGGTTCTCCTGAATCTGATATTCTTATTCAGTTAGTTAATGACAGAATGAGTTTTAAACAGAATGGCGCGGAAGTTGCTTATATTTCTAATGATAAATTATATATCAATAATGCGGAAATCACTAATAAATTAAAGATGGGTCATTATGTATGGGTGCCAAGAAAATCTGGCAATTTAAGTTTAATATGGGAGGATTAATATGAGTGGAAGTTTTAAAAAAGAATATAACTATAATCCAATAGTATCTTACACTTCTAATTATGGTGGAGGTCTTAATAAAGTATTACATGATATATCAAGTGCTACTTGGACACCCGCCAATACAGGTGGTTTTGATAATAGTTTTTTATATGAAGATTCTTATGTTCAAACAAAGTTAGAATTAAGTGCAAATCAATTAACACTTGGAACTCTTACATTTCCATCTAGTTCTACAATTACCGCAACAGATTGGGATGAATTTTATGGAAGTGATACAGAGGTAAGGTTAACAACAAGTGTATATGAATATCTTAAAGGAGAAACCAGTAATTATGATTATATAAGACCTAATGCTATAGGGCAACTTTATTATTCAGTTAGCACTTATACAGTAGGTGGATATGGATATAATGGAGCAAGTCCTACTGAGCCTACTTCAACATATATGAATATTGAACAATCTACAAGTGGTTCAACAACAACTCTAACTTTTGTACTTAATAGAGTTGATAGAGAAACTTTCGGGCCTCAGTATTCATATAATACAAAATATTCTGCAACTAAGAATGTTAAAGTTGTAATTGAAGGTTATAATTATAATACTAATGCTTCTGTAACAAAATTTACACACACCGATGGTTGGGAAGATCCTTCATTCTTTAACGCTGAAAAAGTTTCAGTTACATTAAGCGGAGGTTCCATTACATCTGGTGCTACTGTTAGTTTAACTGTTAAAAATCCTCTTAGATTAAATTATGGAATATCAGGAAAAGATAAGAATGGTTATTACCTTTTAGGATTCACAGGGTCACATACAGCTACATCTGCAAGTGATCCCGAATCTCAAACTTACCAATTTACTATTTCTTCAAGAGATGACTGGATGGCTCTTTGTACTGGTATTAATGGTTGGGCTAGTTCTTATTCTATTTACGCTCATATAAATTTTTATACATCTTCAACAACAGATAGTTGGAATGTAAATACTTATATTGTTGGTGGCGGAAGTAGTGCAACTGCTAAGTCTAATGGTTTAGAAGTTAAACCAAATAATAATTATGTAGGAGACTTATCTCCTGCAACTCTTACTCATACTACTCCTGGTGCTTCTGGCACTATGGCTGATAAATATATAGATGGAAAAACAACAATAACTTTAAATCTTAATGGAATGAAAGTTCCTTATTGGCACAGTCCTCATTTTGGGGGTCTTTTTATTGATGCAATTTTTAGTAATGCGGCAGGAACTTATACACAAACCGCAAGACTATTCAGTGCTACATGGGATTCATTACTTTCTAGTTATAGTACAGTATCAAATGATGAATTAATATTAACAAATGTTCCTAATGCTACTGTAACATTTAATCTTCTTATGCCTTATAGTAATAATACTGAACAATTTAATATGAAATTGGTATATAGATATCGGAATGATTCAGAAGCTTATCAAAGAGGATCATATAATAAATTATCTTCAGAAATGTTTTGGACTTATAAAGATCCTGAAATAACTACTTTTGAAGGAAATAGATATTCAGAAGGTACTGTTCAATCTTATGTATTAGATGAAATAGAAGGTGAAATTGCGGGAATTTATGCTGAATTCAACTGTGCTTCTATAAATAATAATAATGTTCTTAGTGTTCATTCAATATCAGTAAAAGAAGCTACAACAGGAGCAAGTGTATATTGGACTTCTGATATCAGTAGCGGAGTAAGATTATATAAGCCAGGAAATGCTTATTTATTAGATATTGAAAAATCTTATACAGTGACTTTAACATTAACAGATTCGTTAGGCACCACAGTTACGAGTTCTATCACCATTCCCACAGGTGTTTGCTTTTTAGATTTCCACCGCGGCGGAACTGGAATGGCAATAGGTAAGGTATCAGAAGGTACAGGATTAGAGATAAACCTTGATTCATACTTTCTTCAAGATATTATTTTCGGAAAAGATAATGAACCTATTAATATAAATTTTTCTAATGCTAATGTGACTGGTCTTTCTGGCGGAGGTACCAGCACTGGTAATATAGTTATTGCAAATGGCAAAACATTAAGAGTAGCTTCAGGTGGAACAATGAATGTTCAAGGTACTGTAAAAGGATTAAGACAAAGTTTTGTTATTCCTTATGTTATTGATAGTAATTCTAAAGTTCTTATTAAAATGACACAATTTAATGATACTACTTATTATTTTGAGTTAGATGGAAAAGTACCTTTTAATAGAGCATCTTATTCAGGAATGAATGCGGTTTACACCTACAGCTTTATTTTTGGTAGTGGTGGAATTATTACTTTCCCTGATGATACTGCTTCTTATTTCTTAACTGCAACACCAGATTCATTGCAAACAGGAGGAATAACTAATAATGCACTATTCCCTTGTTATGCATCAGCAAATGGAGATACTAGCGATAGTAACTATATGGTTTTGACAGTAGGAGTGACAAGTAATATTACAGGTAGCGGAAATCCTACTTTCCCTAGTACAATGCCATTTAATTTCCATCTTTCTGGATTAATTCCAGTTGTAGAGTAAATAAAATTTTAATATAAAAATCTAAAATAAGAAAAAACCCCCAAAACCTTTCCAGAGATATTAATATATTATCGTTGGAAGATTTTTGGGGGGTTTATTCATTTTTGGATTTTTATGTATAACTTTTTTTTGTAGATGATTCATCTAAAATTTTTGGACAATGGTATGTAATTATCTACTTTGTATTTTCATATATTACTGAACAAAGATGTAGCTCCAGTAAGATTTAAATTTGTTTTACGCGAGTTTTAGCCATGACATTTTTTGTTTACTCCTTCTTATTATTTCACATATTGGGGGTGGGTCATAGGAATCCATCCCCATTGTTTAAGGGAGTTATTAGTCAATTAAGTTAACAAAGGAGGAATGGGAGTTGACCTATAAAGAAAGAGTACCAAAAGAGCAGATTGAATTTATAAGAGAAAGAGTTGATCAAAGAGGTGAAGAATTAGAAGATTGGGCTAAGACATTGAAGCTATCTAAATCATTTCTTTCTCATATTTTAAGTCAAAGAAAACCCTTGCCAGATAATAGAAAGTTTTTGTGGGATAATATGTTAAAAGTATTGGCTACAGAGAGCGAATATGAAAGGACAAGAAAAAAACATGAGTTTAATTTTTGATGCGACTAGATTTCAATTCCATGATAAAGATTATGAAAAAGAAGTCAATCAGTCGATTTTAGATGCAAACCCGCACTTTAAAGAATATGAAAATATTGGCGGTGTTTATTCAATTTGGTATAAAGACCAATGTTTATATGTGGGTTGTAGCAAAACAATAGGAATGAGATGGGCAAACCATTGCCGCAACATTACAGATAAAAAAAGTTTAGAATATAATAAACATCAATATGCGGAAATGAGGAAGGTCTACAATGACCTTTCTTTTGTTGTAGAAGAAATTTTTCCATATGATGAAAAATATGATAAGGAAGAATACTTCTCGCAGTTGCAAAAATTAGAAAAAAAGTATAAAATAGAATTACAACCAATTTTTGATGGAAGTAAAGATTTATTTTTTCAATACATTGATATTTAATGGAGGGTTATGTGAAATGAAGGAATTCGTAAATAAGTTAAATTGTCAAGACCCTATTAATGTAGTACAAAAGATGGAAGAGAATGTTTATTTAATTGAAGGTGCGGAAGATGAGATGTGGAAATTAGAATCTGTAGAAAATTTAGCACATGAAATAAATAGTGCTAAGGGTAAAAATATGGCCAGTAAAAGAAAGTATAGCGCTTTTTAGGAGGTAAAGATATGGACAGTGTAGCAGTACAATTCGCCATTATGCGAGATCTTTTTATAGCAGAGTATCAGGATTATCTGGATTTAACAAAAGACAAGAATGAATTATTTGAGGAGGCGGCAACCCTTGCTAATGAGGTTAATGAGATCAGATCACAGTTTGATTATGCAGTTTCCGCAGAACAAATAAAAAAAGAATTAGATAAACATAGGGCGGTTTCATAATCGCCCTATTTTTTTTATTTTTCGGGCTAACCTCTTTAATTCACTACCTTTTGTTTTTAACTTTTAATGAATAGGTCAGTATAAAGCCAATAC